GTTGTAAAAGTTCTACCCAAGCATTATTTGCTGAGTTTCTTATTTTTAAAACACCATTTGTTGTATCAGCCCACCACATATAAGCTGCTGTAGTACTAGGAGCAGAAGAACTACTGTTATTTGTTAATATTGCTTGTAATACTAAATTAATGTCAGCCCTAACATTAGCTCCTGTAGAGTTGTCTATAACATAATCGTGTGTAGCCATTACCTAATCCAATTTTTTATCTAAGTATATCTTAAATCAATACTAACTACCACG